CGCAAGACATTGACTATCTGCAATTAGACTGTGATCCTCCTGAAGTTACATTTGAAATACTTAAACGCATTCCTTTTGATAAACACCGGTTTGCTGTGGTCACGTTTGAACATGATTTTTACTGGAATCAAACTGTGCGAGATGCCAGCCGAGAATATCTGCGTAAACAAGGATACGAATTAGTAGTCAGCGATGTTGCTTACAACAAAATTCACAGCTATGAAGATTGGTGGGTACATCCTGAATTAGTAGATGCTGGCACAATTGCTCAACTGCGCGATATTTCGTCGGGAATAAAGTATGCTCCGGACTACATGTTCCCAACTAAAGCGCAACCGGTTGCAACACCTGTGATAACTGAACCTGTCAAACTAGCGGCAGTACCCTATATTCGCTGCGACAAGGTCAACCCCAATTACATGCCTGGTGCTTGGATTGTAGATAACTTTTTAACGGATCCTGATGCCATGCGCAAGTTTGCATTGGCGCAAGAGTACCAAGTCAACAATGACGGAGAGAAAGGTTACATTGGCACACGAACAGCAAAGCAATTCTTGTTCCCGGGACTCAAAGAAGAGTTTGAGCGTATCATTGGTAGACCAATTACACGCTGGGAAGATCATGGCATGAACGGTAGATTCCAAACTTGTGAAGCCGGTGATCCGCTGGTTTATCATTGCGACCTTCAACAGTGGGCAGGAATGCTGTATCTTACCCCTGATGCACCATACCAATGCGGCACAACAACACATGCCAAGAAGGGCACTGATATCAGGCATCTAAGTCATCCTGACATCTACAGTTGTTTCCAGCCTGAGAGTCGCAACTTTGATCGCACTATATTTGAGCCAGTGGATGTGTTTGGCAATGTGTACAACCGACTTGTGCTGTTTAATGCAGGATATCTACATTCAGCGTCTGAATATTTTGGTTTCAACCAACAGAACTCTAGGCTCTGGCAGATGTTCTTCTTTGATTAAAAAAGCTCACTGCGTTCAACCGCAGTGAGTTTGCTTTGCACTTCTTCAATATTCACAGTGCTCCATAGACCAGGGTGCATGGGCCTGGGCCATGTGCCTGATGTAATCCAAGCATAACCAATATGTTCATCGTTGAGTGTGGGTTGAAATTCTTGATCTACAACACACACCCAGGTGTTGTACTCAAACCCCATGTCGGTAGAAGTAAAACGTTCCAGAGGAATTAATCTTTGGTAAGCAGGAAAGCAGCCTAGTTCTTCAGTGCATTCTCTTTCCATACCCCCTAGTAAAGTTTCGCCGGCTTCGACCTTACCACCGGGTAACCCCCAGGTATCTGGATGTTTGGGGTCATTGCGTAACAAATACAAATAACACCGGGTGTTACGAGCAAAAAACCAAACCCCTACTGCTTTTACAACACCAGCGCCCACGCCCCTGCTGGGTACACGCCTTGATAACTTTTTATCCATTGACTACCAGTCCATTCATATTGTATACCTGTAGTTATATTAGTTACATACTGTAGGTCAGTTTCGTCTTGGCTTACAAAAGCCACACGCCATCGTTGGCCGTCCCATTCAATGATATCGTTGGCTTGAGCTACCAGTGGTTGTCCGTCGGCGCCTGCCCAAGCGGTGGGGTTGTAGGTGTTGGTAGCTGATCCAGTGTCTTCAGTCAGTAGATATCGAGTGCCCACTGATGGAACTGGCAGCCCTGAACCGGGCGCACTCAGCAAAGGGTTGATGATAGCATCTATTGCGTCTAGTGAGTTCTGTGGCAATGTGTCTGCATCTGGAGTAAAAAATACCAAACGTTCGTCGTTGGGGTCAACCACAATGGTGCCAATGATAGCAGGCACTGTGTCGTTGGCATTAATAGGTGGCATATTGAGTCTAATCTGACTGATGCCAGGTCTAAAAGCTCCAAATGCATTGAGCACCGAGGGCCACAACAGAGGACTGTCATTGACCATCTCTGAAGGATCAAGGTTTTCGTAGCTGCCATTGGGTACCACAGCTTGATTAGGCAGTATTTGAATTCTGTTGTCAACGACCACCAGCTTGTAATTCCAAGGTGTGAACATTTGTCTAGTGCCCAACAACAAATCATTATTGGTTATAGCATCTGAAGCATCGCCCTGTGCATCAAATATGCCAGCTACAATGCGCTCTACTACACCTAACTTCTTAATCTTGGCTGGGCTAGATATCCAGATTGGCAAGCTAAAAGTTAATGTAGCAATATCAATAGGGTTTTCTGTGCCTTGTGGTATGGTTCTGCTGCTCCAGTTCACGCGGTCAAGATACATTACACTGAGACTTGACCAGTCAATGTAGTTGTCTGTGCTTTGAATTTCTAAACTAGGATTGAACAGCGTTAAAATTTGTTCCAACAATTGAAGTTTCTGACTAGTGTTAGATGTCCATACATCTAAGTTGATTGTGAGTTTGTAAGGCACTGGCATCAGTCGTTCAATAGTAAACGCATTGCCTTGTGTGGTTTCAAAAATTTCTGTAGCAGAATCATAGGTGCGTTGACGCACTGATTTTTTGTCCACAAAGTATGGTTCTTGTATTCTTGGGCGATCATACTCCAACGCTGTGATATAGAATGTCATCAGTGGGGTGGATGGCAACGAACTTGCTGAGTTTTCCTGGATGATGGTTTGCGCATTTCGGCTAGCGTCGCCATAACGTACTGGTACACGCAACAGGCTGGCAGCATTGACACCGTCGGTTTCGTTGCCGTATTCAATTTGGAATCCAGTGAATACTCTGGCAAATTGTAAAAGAAATCGACGTATCTGTGCGTCGTAGAAAAATTGCTGACTCATTGTGTTTTCTCCATATATGTTCGTTTACCGTCAATGAGCTTCCAAGTTTTTCCTTTGGTGCCACTTTTTTCTAACTGTACCTGACGTAGTTTTTCTTTTGCTTCATCAGGCATAGACCACAATCCTGATGTACCTTTTCTTGGATGTGACTTGCCTAACATAGCACCACCATCTTGACGAGTCCAAGTGTCACGGCCTTCTGCACGTCGACGTGCATGTGCTTGTCTCTGGGACTTTTTCATTTTTTCTTTTGATTGCTTGCTATGAGTCTTATTGTTCCCTGCTTCTCTAAGATTATAAACTTCTGTAGTTTTTCTATACTCGTCTAACCAATGTTGTTCTTTAAGATTCAAGTCGTTGAGATTATCTGCTGAATCAATAACTTCCCAAACAAAATTTTCTACCCCGTACAATCTCATGCTGTTGTATAGATGGTTGTTTTGGTCTTTTCTGGCCCTAGCACAATGATCATACCAACGCATCTTGGGGTTTTTCTGAATAGTCTGACCTATGTACATTTTGTTATTAATAATGTTAGTGATTTTGTATATGTGCATGTGTTTATTTATGGCTCGCCATAAAAAAATTGTTGCATTATCTATTACCGTAGTAAGGTGGTGGCGGGTTTGGTGGCAAATTCCCACCTTGGTCGCCGTTGTCGGCTTTGGGACGCAAAGCTTGACTCAAGCTTTGACGTTGAGGTATAGCCCCCAGGTCTGTAGTATTGGTTGTGTATGTATTGTTTACAAATCCAGAGCGCAAAGTTTGGTTGGTTGGTCCATTGTCCAGCTGAGTGCGCACTTTTTCTTCGATCTTGATCCATCTACGACCGTCATATCTAAACAGTCTGTTGGGCTTGTAGTCTAGCCTCAGGCAATAATCTCCAGCCACAGCGCCTAACGGGAAACTCACACCGGGTGTGACTGGGAATCCGTTGGGAGCCAGTCCGTCGCCAGTTAGGTAACCAGCAGTGTATCCATCAGCACGTGGTGTAACACTCTGACCGCCTTGTGTGCCATCTACTGTTGTGGTGCCATCCGCAGTGAGACCAGTAGGGTCAGCAGGTTGTCCACTTTCTAATGTAGGTACAACATAAAAATCTTTAACATCGTAACCTGAAACAGGCACTTCGACGTTGGCTTGTGCAAGAATGTCATCGTTGATTTGTTGATCTTTGGGACGAGTACTCTGCATGTCGCTGATGGTAGGCGGAGTGTACCCTACCCAAAAATTGGTGTTGGTAATATCTGTACCAGCAGGAACATTGTGTGTGGCTCGATAGTAAACATCGCCATAGTTAACAATACTGCCCAATGGATAGTAATCATCTGGGTCCCAAATGTACTCAGCTACAAATGGTTTGTCAAGAATATTTTTGTATTCTTGTGCGTTGGTCAGCGGTTGAGCTTTTACACGCCATAGGTGTGGTTGCCATGTCACTGAGAACCCTTCGCTGGCAAAAGCAGCATCTTGTATAACATAGTATCTGGGCAATGCCAAAGGCAGTGCTGAATTTAGTGGATGATAGTCTTTGAGGTTAGGCACTTCAATTACGTCCCCTACCATGAGCTTGCGACCAAAGGTGTCTATCATGTCGTTGTAGTGGAATGTGATAAACAGCGTATCAGTGTTCAGAAACAATCCAAATTGCGTAAGGTCAAAATCAACGTCTTGTGTACGATATACGCCACGCATGACATAGATATCTGGATCATAGATTCGATCACGATTTTCCAGCAACAGCAGGTCTTGGATGTTGAGTACATTTACATCTTCGTACACAGGTTGTGTAGCATCGCCGTTGCCACTCAGTGCTGAATCAGCGCCTCCGGCTTGTGGGCCCATGTATTTGTGTATAAAAATATCAAGGCCGCCTAAGGTGTACATTTCGGATATTGTCTTATCCAAAAATTGGTAATCGCGGGTTCTGTTGGGGCGGTAAAGGCTTAGGCGTGGCATAGTTTAGTATTTATGGGCAGGTTGACCAATAAATCCTGAACTGCTATAATTTGGCTATGAAAGTAGTTAAGTTAAACCGTCGTTTTAAACAGTTCAAAGAACATGGGCACACAATAGCCTTTCGGTTTGCTTCATATCAACCAGCAAAAATTGCTGCATACGAAAAAATTTGTAGAGCACGGTTAACAGGCCATGGGTACGGGCGCAACGGGGATTGGTGGGGAGGTTTTGGACATGCCCCGAACAGCAATTCAAGCCGCCCATATTGGATTACATTCCGCAACGAAACAGATGCTACTTTAGTACTACTTTGTGCCGACTTGACCAAATAATCAAAAACTGCTATAATTACAACATTGATTCAAAAGGAGCCGGCATGAAACCAGTTAAACCCCTGAACCCACGCAGTGCAGATACCAATGCCATGGGCATGGAACCCGTGTGGAAAACTCAGCCCACAGACAATCGTATCAGTGCATTAAGTCATGCTTTTTCCTGGTACAATTACTTTTACGGTAAAAAGGATGCCCGTGAAATGATTGTTGCGTACCTAGAAGTGCACGGTCGCAAAGCAGACGTTCGCACACTCAAACGCATCCCGGACAGCTCAATCCGTTTGACCACAGGTTGGTTGTGCCGTATGAGCATGGTAGGGCTTGAATTTACAGAGCACGAGCAGATCAAGTTGGATAACTTGCTAAAAGAGATCCTGGAATCCAAACAAGATGAAGTGGCAGAGGAAGCACCCTTAGAGGACACAGTGCCCAAGATCACCATCCAGGACCGGTTGCGTGAAAAGGTATCAGAGTGCCTAGGCGAACTTGACGGACTTTTTGATGAGTTTATTACCTCTGGTGCCAAGCTCAATGCTGACTACAAACCTGTGGTATTGATGCGTAGCATGAGCATTGCTCCGCAGATGATCAGTAGGATTCGTGACACATGGACTCGCAAACTTGCAGAGTTCGAAACAGCAGTAGAAGGCCGCGACGCTGACATTGCTAAGGCCTACGACTACATGACAAAAACACAGCTCAAGGCCTGTGTTAAGTTCTGTGAGCTTGTGATTAGCGATTGTGGTGCTTACATTCAAATTAAAAAAGTAGAACGCAAGCCTCGCACGGTCAAGGCAGTGACACCAGAGAAGAAAACAGCCAAGTTCAAAATCCAGGCAGAGTTTGCTGAACTCAAACTCAAATCACTGCCTGCGGCACAGCTAGTGGACAAGTCAGAAGCTTGGCTATATGACACCAAAAAGCGCAAGCTCATCCACATTGTAGCTGACGATTATACCAAGGTGTTTACTGTAAAAAACAATGCTGTGATTGGGGTTAGTACTGTAGAAACTCTGCAGAAAACTGTACGCAAACCAGCGGAGACCATCAAGGCTGTGATGACTGCTGGCAAGCCTGCGGCTCGAAAGTTGTTCAAAGACATTACAACCACAGAAACAGCCTGGAACGCTCGCGGCACTGAGAACTTGATGATTCTCCGCGTTTGGTAAGCTAAATACAGGGACCTGGAGTCCCTGTATGGCTGAACAACAAGATATGCTGAGTGAACTTAAACAAAACCTAATTGAGTATTGCCAACTCATGCTGGGCGACCAAATCATTGATTTGGAACTAGATCCTGCGCACTACGAAATAGCCTACCAGAAGACCATTGGCACTTATCGCCAACGTGCAAACAATGCCTACGAAGAGGCATACATTTTTATGTACCTGGTCAAAGACGAAAACATCTATACCCTGCCCCAAGAAGTAGTAAGTGTGCGTCAGGTGTTCCGCAGAACATTCGGTGATGCCACAGGACCTTATGCTTCAAACTTTGACCCCTTTGCTCAAGCCAGCCTGCAGGTTTACCTCATGAACTTTAACGTAGCCGGCGGTCTTGCTACCTATGATTTCTACAGTCAGTATGTGGAATTGGCAGCTAAAATGTTCGGTGGTTTTATGAACTACACCTATAACCAGGTGACCAAGAAATTACAACTGATTCGTGACCCAAAAGGCTCTGGCGAAGCTGTGCTACTTTGGACTTATCAGCTCAAGCCTGAAATTAACTTGTTGAGTGACTTCCAGATCCAGCAGTGGATCAAAGACTACATGGTAGCCACTTGCAAGATGATTATTGGCGAAGCTCGCGAAAAATTTGGTACTATTGCTGGACCCCAAGGTGGCGGCACTCTAAACGGTGTAGCCATGAAATCAGAAGCCAAAACTGCTCAAGACGAGTTAATTGGTCAATTGGTTAATTATGTGGATGCTAGCCAGCCCCTGACTTGGGTCATTGGCTAATTGACATTGTAGTGTAATGCTGTTATAATAACAGCATGTCACACCTAATGATCGACCTAGAAGGGCTAGCAACTGGCCCAGATACTTGTATCCTCACTATAGCTGCTCAAGCATTTGATCCCTTTGGCCAAGGCTACTATGACAAGCATTACTATGCCCGGGTTTTGTTGGAAAGCCAGCCAGACCGCCATATTGATGACAGCACAATTGAGTGGTGGGCAACTCAGCCCACTCATGCACGAGAAGAAGCATTTAACGAACATGGTCGCATTCCTCTAGATCAAGCACTGGATGAACTAGGCAAACTAATTTGGCACTCCAAGCTGATATGGGCGCAAGGTCCCACGTATGACATGAACATTCTTGAGCATGCCTACAAGAGTTATAACAAACCCCTGCCTTGGAAATACTACATGGTACGAGATAGTCGTACAGTGTTTAGTCTGTGGCCTGATCAACCCATGCCCCCTACCACCCACCATGCGTTAGAAGACTGCCGCAGACAAATTGGTATGTTGCAAAATACATTGCAGTACTTGAATGTTCGAGAACTGAAATGATTGCAAATTATGTAGTGGATTTTGTACTAGACCCAAGCAGCAGCTGGCATCGAGAAAAGCTTTGCAATGATATTCTAGAGCAGAAACCCAGCCATGTGTTTTTGAATATCGCTTGGGAAGCATACAAGTTTAGTCCTAGCATGCTAGAAGTAGATGACTTTTTGTTTCAGCATGGTATACCTACTACTTGGGTAATTTGGGATATTACTAAAACTGATCCAGCTTGGCAACAGCTTCGGTGTTCAGTGGTATTTTTAAATTTTATATTTTGGCGGTCTTATAATCAGATTGTAGTAAAAAAATTAAATGCTACTAACCAGTATTGGAATTCCAACGCTGAGAAATTTTTGTTTTTAACTGGCAAGCCCAATAAACCACAACGCATTAGGTTGTTACACAAGTTCCATCAGCAAGGATTAATGCCCAAATGCAGTCACAGTTTATTCATGCACTCCGGGATGTATGAAGCATCTCGACGGGTTGTCCAATATTTGTCCGACCGTGAGTTTGCAGACTTTGTTCAACAATACCAACACAACCCGGACAACATAGTACCTGACATGCAAGAAACAAGTATGCATTATGGGGGTATTCCGTATAACCCTGACTTGTATGCTAATTCTCTTGTTAGAGTAGTGTCAGAAACCAATGTGGATCATCGCCCTCCTGCGCTTACTGAAAAAACATATTTGACAATTGTAAATAAAAACCCTTTTGTTATTGCCGGTGATCGGTACAGTTGCAGATACTTAAAAAGCTTGGGGTTTGAAACGTTTGATCAATTGTTTGATATTCCAACTTACGATGATATCTCTAATGTAGATGCAAGACTAGACCACGTCGTGAATCATGTTAGGCAATGGCTTTTGGGCAGTTTTAACAAAACACAAGTAGCAGATATGGTTGAGCATAATTATCGTCGCTTCCTAACACTGGGACAGCAAACAAAACAAGAATTTGAAAACATAACTGGAGTAGACATTGATCAAGCAGTCAGCAGTTTTGACCCACAAAGCAACAGATGGTAAAAAATATGAATCTACCTAAATTATTAATCATTGGCAACGCCCGGCACGGTAAAGATACTGTATGCGATATACTGCGCGAAGAATTCGGTTACAGTTTTAGATCTAGCTCAGACTTTTGCGCCGAAAAGTTCATCTATGCAGAACTTAAAGATCGGTATGGGTATACTACGTATCAGCAGTGTTTTGACGATCGTCATAATCACCGCGCCGAATGGTACAACATGATTCACGAATATTGTCATGGAGACTTTGCCCGGTTGGGCAGAGAAATTTTTGCAGAAAATGATATCTACTGCGGCCTGCGCAACAAGTCAGAATTTCACGCTATGCGTAACACTAACATATTTGATTATGCTATCTGGGTAGATCGCGGTGATCATTTGCCTCAGGAAGATCGCTCAAGTATGAGTTTAGAAATTTGGATGGCTGATTATGTAATTGACAACAACGGAACCCTGGAAGATCTCCGACGCAATACCAGAGGATTAGTTCACAACTTGTTGGTCAAGCATCCGGTTCGAGATCTCCGGGACACCAAGGATCGTCGTTCTTTTTAATATCAACCACACAATTCAAACACACAGTTCGTAAGTTTCTCAACCCGCAGTGGTTGAGATCACCGTCTACGTGATACACCAATAGTTGATTGGCATATCTAGCCCTGAACCCACAGCGATCGCATGTGGGTTTTTTCTTGTAACCCGCAGTTTGCCAGCGCGGCACCGGGGGTTTGATTTTTTTCTTTTTCTTTATGCAGGATTCGCACTGGCTTCGATAATATGTGATGCCATCTCTTATTAAGTTAACCGCAACTAGCCGCTGTTTACAACATGGGCATATTTTTCTTGGTTGTTGAACTTTAGTCTTGGATATTTTGAGCCCTGATGATCGCATTGAGCTATTATAATACGCAGGATCATCTTTGGCGCTTGCTAGTTCAAGGTAGTAATTTTCTCTGTCTTTGAGCAAGTTTTTATCTGTTACATATTCTAATATTTTACGTTCAAAATTTACAAGGCCGTAATGTTTCAGGTCTTTGAGAAACTGTTTTCCGCTGCCGGTGTAATGGTCGTCTTCGTGCCCAATGTGTGCGCCGATGTATTTTTTATTGTTAACAGTATTGATCCACTCGTAAATGAAGCCGTCGTAATTCATATGCAAACCTTTAGTAAGGTATTTATACCGAACACTTTTTGGCCGAATGCAATAAATACCTGCAACTTGAAAAGGAACCCACTATGGCTCTAGTATCACCAGGCGTAGAAGTAACAGTAATTGACGAGAGTCAATACATCCCATCTGCTGTAAACACAGTACCATTTTTCTTGATTGCCACTGCACAAAACAAGGTATCAGGAACTGGTGTTGGGGTAGCAGCTGGTACTACTGCTGCTAACGCAAACAAAACTTATCTCATTACCAGTCAGCGAGACTTGGCCGCCACATTTGGTGTGCCTTTCTTCTATCAAACTACAACTGGTACTCCAATTAATGGATATGAACTCAATGAGTACGGCTTGTTGGCTGCTTACTCTGCGCTGGGCATTTCTAATCGAGCTTATATTCAGCGAGCCAACATTGACCTAACAGAGCTCACAGCTACGTTAAGTCGCCCGACAGGCACCCCAGCAGACGGAACCTATTGGCTTGATACATCTGCCAGCGTTTGGGGTATCCAAGAATGGAATCGTACCACTAATGTTTTTACTGTAAAAACACCACTGGTAATCACAGATATTGACAGTGTTATCCAAAACGCTTGGCCAGGTACTGGTACTACATATTGGATTCCCAATACTGACATTGGTAGCATTGGTGATTATGCTGTGGTAGCAATCAACGACGCTGATAACTTGTACAATCTAGTATGGTACAAAAATACCGATAATGATTGGGTGCTGCTGGGCAGTGAAGAATGGCAACAAAGCTTCCCTACAGTACAAGGTACTGCTGCTCCAGCCTCTCTGACCAACGGACAAAATATCTATATCAACGATACACTAGTTGCAGTAGGTGCCACAAACACTGTGGCTGGCTTTGCAGCAGTTATCAACACCGCAGCAATTCCTGGTGTTACAGCAGCCGCTGTTAGCGGTAAATTATATCTTTATGCTGACAGCAATGCTACCAACGATCTTTCTACTGCTACCTATGGTATAGTTTCGGTAGAAGCTGGCCCTAACGGCGGAACAGCACTGTTGTCTACACTGGGTATTACAGACAGTGAGTATCTAACACCATTATATTTGCCAGCTCCTAATCAGAGTGCTCCTCGTTGGAGAACTACTGATACCTTGGGTGGCCGCCCAACAGGTTCTGTTTGGAACAACACAAGCCCTGTCAACAATGGACTGAATTTAAGCTTTAAAAAATACAGTGCTACACTTGGCGAATGGGTGAGTCAAACTGTTCTATGTTATCCAAACTTCGCGCAGGCAATTTATGAATTAGATCCGTCGGGCGGCGGCAGCAATATTCCAGTTGGCACAGTTCTAGCACAATCAAATCCGTTCTTTTGGAATATCGAGCCTAATCTGAGCAGTGGTTTTGAACTGGTAGAAAAAGTAGCAATTGGCCAAACGGTTGTTACTGGTACTACCACGCCAACTGGCACTGCATTTGTTGTTGGTAACTCATTCACAATCTCAGCCACATCAGCTGGATCTTCAACTCTGTCTACGCCTGTAACTGCTACTGTTCTTGGCACAGGCACTGTGGCTGATTTTGTTGCCGCAGTCAGTGCTGCTAATGTGCCTTATGTATCTGCTAGTGTAAACTCCGCAGGCAATATTGTGTTTACTCATAGCCAAGGGGGAATAATTGCTGTTGATAATGTCACAGGAACTCCACTTACAACAGCAGGCTTCACTACATCTACATACAAAGTTCGACTCTCAACTTTTGATGGCGAAACTTTGGCGTTGAGTAACTTTATTTCTCGTGGCAGTAATTTTGAATACACAGCCAGCACCACTGCACCTGATACTGATCCAACTGCTGGAAGTCTGTGGTACTACAGTTCTGTAGATCAAGTTGATATCATGATTCAAAACAACGGTGCTTGGATTGGTTATCAAAACTGTGCCAACGACACAAGAGGTTTTAATTTGGGCAATACCAACGCCACAGGACCAATTGTGGCAGCCACAGCGCCTACTACTCAAAACGATACTGGCCAAAGCGCACTGGAATACGGTGATATCTGGATTGATTCCAGTGACCTAGAGAACTATCCACTGATGTATCGTTGGGGACCAGTGAACGCAGTAGATCAGTGGGTGCAGATTGACACCACAGATCAGGTAACCAGCAACGGTATCTTGTTTGCTGATGCTCGTTGGGCACCAAACGGCGCAACAGATCCAATTGCTGATCCAATTCCTACAATTGTTAGTTTGCTAACCAGCAACTATCTTGATTTAGATGCTCCAAATCCTGCACTGTATCCACAAGGTATGCTGTTGTTTAACACACGCCGCAGTGGATACAATGTCAAGAGCTATCAACCAAGCTACTTGACTGAAGCTAATTACCCTGACATTCCTGCATGGGTAACTCAAGCTTACCCAACAGTGACAGCAACTTGGCTCACAGCCAGCGGTAACAAAGCTAATGGTTCAATGTACTCAGGTCGCCAGGCTCAACGACAAATGATTGTTGAAGCAATGAAGTCAAGCATTGACACTTCAACTGGACCACGAGAAGAAACAGCTCAGTACACAATCATTGCTACACCTGCTTACCCAGAGTTGATTCCTAACATGATTGCACTCAGCAACGAGCGTAACAACACATTGTTTGTGGTTGGTGACACTCCAATGCGATTGGCCGGTAATGGTAATGACTTGGTGACCTGGGCTACCAACAACAACGGACTTGGCTTAGTAACCGAAGACGGCCAAGTTGCTACCAGCAATTATGCCGCTACATTCTATCCAAGCTGCACAACCACAGACCTCAGTGGGCAGACAGTGGTGCAGCCGCCAAGTCACATGATGATGCGTACTATTATTCGCAGCGATGAAGTAAGCTATCCATGGTTGGCACCGGCTGGTACACGCCGAGGTGTGGTTGACAATGCTATCCAGTTGGGATATATTGACAGTGCTACTGGAGAATTCCAACCGTTGAGCGTGAACCAAGCCTTGCGTGATATCCTGTACGAAAACAATGTGAACCCAATCACATTTATTCCAGGTATTGGTATCACTAACTTTGGTAACAAGACCTCAACTACAACTACATCAGCACTTGACCGTATCAACGTTGCTCGTTTGGTTGCGTTCCTGCGTGGAAGACTTGAAGAAATTGGCAAACTGTACTTGTTTGAGCCAAATGACCAAATCACACGCAATGAAATTACCAACACTATTAACTCGCTGATGGTTGATTTAATAGCAAAACGAGCCATCTATGACTACCTGGTTGTGTGTGACTTGAGTAACAACACTCCTGCTAGAATCGATAGAAACGAGCTGTGGGTAGACGTAGCAATTGAACCAGTGAAAGCAGTGGAATTCATCTATATTCCTCTGCGTATCAAGAACACAGGCGAGATTGCAGCTGGAGTATAAAGATAGGGCTCCGGCCCTATTTTTTGGTTCAAGCAGCAGGTAAATAAACATAGGAGATACAAATGCCAAGTTCATCACTAAACAAAATGACAGTGCCTTTGGCCAGCGATCAATCGTCTAGCACACAAGGCTTGTTAATGCCTAAATTAAGATATCGCTTCAGAGTGATATTTGAAAATTTAGGCGTAAGTACCCCAACCACAGAATTAACCAAACAAGTGGTAAGTTTCACACGTCCAAATCTTACTTTTGAAGAAATTACGTTACCAATCTACAACTCCACTGTGAAGTTAGCAGGCCGTCACACTTGGCCAGATGTCACATGCGAACTACGCGACGACGCCAATGGAAATGTGTCCAAGCTAATTGGTGAGCAAATACAGAAACAAATGGACTTCTTGGAAATGAGTTCTGCTAGTTCAGGTATTGACTACAAGTTCTTGACCCGCTTCGAAGTACTAGACGGCGGCAACGGTGCCAACGAACCAGTGGTGTTGGAATCTTGGGAACTGTATGGTTGCTATATCAAAGGCAGTGATTACGGCCCAATGAATTATGGTACCAACGAAGCTGCTGCAATTACATTGACTATTGCATTTGACAACGCCAACCAAGGCAATCAAGGCGGCGGCGGTATTGGCAGCGTAGTTGGACGTACACTAGGCGATGTTGTAACAGGTATTGGTAGTACTCCTTAAGGAGGTTTAAACCGTGCCTACATTCGGCCAGGACTTCCTCAAAGGGTTTACTAATCTTGAAAACTTGCGTGATTACACTCACGCAAGCAAAACCTTTACGACTAACTCATGGGAACTTAAACCAAGGTTTAAGTTCCTTTTTCATGTGCTGTTCACTCCCAACGTTGACCAGATCCCTGGATTAAAAAACGTACCAATCTTTCAAACACAAAATCTTCCCAACCTAAGCCTGTCGGTCAAAACCATTGACTTGCCAAAGTACACTATAGATTCAGAAATATTAAATCAGTACAATCGCAAACGTATTGTACAAAAAGGTATCAAGTATGATCCTATCAATGTGACTTTTCATGACGACGGTGGGGACAATGTTCGTGAAATGTGGTATCAGTATTACAGTTATTATTACAGTGATGCTCGCCAACAATACATTGCGTCGGCGCCAACTACCAATGGGTCAATGGGCGACGTCACAGTCAAGCCCACTGGGTTTGATTACAATGCCAGAGACATATACGAACAAGATCGCAGCGGCAACGTTAACGACTGGGGCTTCATTGGAGAAAATTACCTTCAAGGGGCTAGTACAGCGTCGGGCAAACCGCCTTTCTTCAAAGACATTCAAATATTTGGTTTTGATCAACACAATTATGCTAGATACATACTGATTAATCCTATAATATCCAACTGGTCACACGACCAATACAGCTACGAAGATGGTGGCGGCGTAATGCAAAACTCAATGACCATCCAGTACGAAACTGTGAAATATCTCAATGGTGCTCTTGGCAAGCCTGATAAAAACGTTTCATGGCCGGACACAGCTCATTATGATATGAAACCAAGCCCGTTGTCTCGGCCCGGATCCACTTCTACTATTTTTGGCCAAGGTGGTTTGCTCAACACTGCCACAGGTATCCTAGAAGATTTAGAAAAAGACTCTGTGGCAGGCCTAATAGGCGCTGCACAAAAAGCTGGCACAGCTTACAACACTTTCAAAGGTAAAAGTCTTCGATCTGTGGTGCAGAGCGAAGCCACAGCACTGGGCAAAGATGCAATCAAACAGCTTGGTCCAAACGCTACTCGCGCTGTAATAAACAAAGCTGATGGTTGGGTATTCCCCACAGCAACTGCGGCACGCAATCAAGCAGTGGTAAACAACATAAACAGAACAGCAGGCCAGGGAACAGGGGGCATTTAATCATGGCACAAAACACAGTAAATTACACCAACACCAGCATTGATCAAACAGTAAGAATCTTTGATTCATTTTACAGTTATGATGCCAATGTGCCCTCAGACCAATACGACATTGTGTTCAGCTATTTCAACAGGGAAATGAAAGATAAAACCGTGGCTGGTAATTTTACTGCCAGTCTGTTTCAAGTTGCAGATATCACAGGCATTGATGCACTGACTTTGTTGGACAGCTTCAAAGGTGCCACTGGACTTGATCTTACACTGAACATGGCTTACTATCTCAATCAAATTCGCAGCAGGGCCACACTGTTGGGAGTTAACTCTCAGGTAGTGCCCAACTACTACGCTGCTAGAAACGTATTGCAATGAGCAGAAACTGGGCGCAAGGCATATACGAAGTTCAACATCCTGAAAAGTATGTAGGCAATCGTAGACCTAGATACAGATCAGGATGGGAAATGAGCTTCATGCGATTTTGCGACACCAATCCCAATGTTCTACAGTGGGCCAGCGAATCGATACAAATTCCCTATCGCAATCCGCTGACCGGAAAGCTTACTCACTATGTGCCAGACTTTTTGGTCACTTATCGTACCAAAGACAACACTCTCAAAGCTGAATTAATAGAAATCAAACCTCGTGGCCAAAGCGAAATTACTGAGGGCCAACGCCCCCGTGAACGTGCTGTGGTTGCTGTGAACATGGCCAAATGGCATTCGGCGACCCTGTGGGCTAGAAAAAACGGGCTAACTTTTCGGGTAATCACCGAAGATCATCTCTTTGCTAACGGCAAGAATAAGTAAATTATGCGAAATGGTAAATATTGCTATGTTTACCAAAAACAAATATTACAAAATTTACTTTGACATAGTTCACAGGGCCCAGTCAAGAACTTTGCCTTCTACTATTAAAATCGAAATCCATCATATTGTTCCGAGGTCATTAGGCGGCACAGACGATGATTTCAATTTAGCAACTTTGACGTTGAAAGAACATTGGGTATGCCATAGGTTGTTAGTTAAGATGTTAACTGACCCAGGACATCTCCGTAAAATGTACAATGCGTTATACATGATGGCGGTAAAAGACTATCGAACTGTTAACGGCAGGATTTACCAGTCGATTAAAGAAAACGTTATTCCTTGGAACAAAGGGTTAACTGGACTCTATCAGCCACCTTTAAATGAAAAGGCTAAACAAAAACTCTCGGTTCTGTGGAAAGGTAAAAAACGTCCACTAGAACACCGACAAGCAATGAAACAGGGATGGGAACGTCTAAAAAGCACAGGATACCAACCGTGGAATAAAGGGCTTGCTGGATCCTCGAAAGGTCCTTGTAAAAAAACAATTTTTATATCCCCGGACGGGATAGAATATGAATACGAAAGTCTTAAGTTAGGGTGCAATGATCAAAAGCTAATTTATACTAAGATGAGCAGCGTAAACTCTGGAAAGCTAGATCATTACAAAGGATGGAAAATAAAAAGGTAAGTATATCATGACTTTATCATCTAACCGCAAACTTGAAGAGCTGTTTGATTTACCCCCTACCCAGCAAGAAGTAGATGCTGCGGTACCTTCCATTCCTCAAAATAAAGAAACGTTGGCTGCACTAGATGCAACCATAGATAAGATAGACGCGGCCCTGCCTATTGTGCGTGGTCTTGAAGCTACTGACACAGAAATGGACGAGCTGGCTGCAATGGCAGTAAGCAGTTATCGAGATCTAACAGATCTCGGCATGCAAGTTGATTCAAGATTTGCTGCCGAAATATTTTCTGTAGCGTCAAACATGCTGGGGCATGCTATCACAGCCAAAACAGCCAAGCTTGACAAAAAACTCAAGATGATTGATCTCCAGCTCAAGAAAATGCGCCTGGATCAAAACACCCCCGAAGGTGCAGCAGACACACCCCAACAAGGCCAAGGACAATTGCTGAGTCGCAATGATTTATTAGAACGTATCATTGCCGGCAACAAGCAAAACACCGAAAAAGGCTAAATATACAACAGGAACCCGACATGAAACCATTTGCCAAATATCTAGCAGAGAGCGAACGCACATACGACTACCGTGTCAAGATGTGTGGTCGTATTTCTGACGATCTTGTACGTCAACTCAAAACAAAACTGGGACAATTTGACCCAACCAAGCTGGGCGACGTCAAGACCACTCCCATACAAAAAATTCTCACAGATTTTCCAAACAATCAAAATGACGCTGTGACAATGTTTGATGTGAGTTTCAAATATCCTGCTATTGAACCGCAGATCAAACAACTGTTTCAATTACTCGGCGGCGATCCTAATCTTATTGTAATGCAAACACAGGCATATGTAGATGGGCTGGTTGACGAAATTGACAAGGTCGAAACTGAAAACAAAGATTTGTTGGCCAACACAGACTACCCAGCACCTGATCAAATGCAAAAGAATTTCAAGAAGGATTACGGTGCCGATCCACATGATCACGTGGTGCTGAAAAATGCATACCGTTCAGATTTCACAGTAGCTGGCGGGAAAACTCCTGCTGCCAAGACCACTAATGAACTTCCCCAGGGCAACAAGAGCCCTATGACCAATATCAAGCGTCAACCCAAGCCTGCCACCGGCGCCAACCCACGAGGATAAATCAAAATGACATTTTTTTACAATCTCAACGACAAATTAAACAGCATCCGTGCCAAGCCAGAAACTACGCACAAACAATTGAATGAGCGTGACATGAGCCGTGCTGCCAAGGGCTATGAAAAGTACGGCGAAAAAGGTATGGAAGCCTTGGCCAAAGCTGGACGTGAAGGCAAGGCTCTTGATCCTATTAGAAAAAAGTTTGACAAGTACGACAACACAGAAGTAGACGAAGGACTAGGCAGTATAGTTCAAAAGATGGGCAAAGGCATCAAGTCAGCAGCTGGACGTACACTGGATACACTGGGCCACGGTAGTGACGAAGATCTAATCCGTGGTATGCAAAAGAAAGCTGGCGCTCCACAAACTGGGAAGAAGCCAATGGCAGTGCCACGCACACCAATTGCCAAAGAAGAATACGGCCCATTGGAAGAAGAACCAATGATGAGTCCAAAGCAAAAGAGCTTTGCTAAACTTGCTCCTCCTACAAACAAAATTACTTTTGCTGACAAGATTGCTGGTGCCAAAAAAGAAGTTGACGAAATGCTAGGCGATGTTGCTGCAGAAGCAATGAAGTCTGCCCTAGGCAGAGGCAAGAAAGTTGTTGCTGACAAAGCAGAAGACAACAGCCCATTCACTGCACACAAGCGTCCTCGTATTGAAAAGCCAGCAGTGGGCACAATTACTCGCGGCAGCAAGCACGATGTGGAAGAAATCCCCGGTGGCCGCAGAGTCACTCGTAGAGTTGATCCGAGTGGTATCAGTGTTGGTGCCGACGACGAAGCAGCACAAAGCGGTGAAAAGCGTGGACGTGGACGTCCAGCTGGCAAGGGTGCTGGCAAGAGTATCGGAGCCAAAGGCCCAAGTGGCCGATCAAAGTTGATGACCAAGGAAGCAGTAGGCGAAGACGATATCGAAGTTATTGAACGCCTTATGGACAACGCATTTGCTGAAGGTAACAAGGCCCTGGGCAATGCATTACAAGATGCATTAGAACGAATTCAAGGCGACCAAGACGAAGATCAATACGATGACGACGAACAAGTCAACGAAAAAGCAGTAAGCAAAAAACAACAAAAGTTTATGGGCATGGTCCATGCCGCACAAAAAGGCAAAAAGCCTGCGTCCAAAGAAGTTGCCAAAACAGCCAAGTCAATGGGCAAAAAAGATGCCGAAGACTTTGCTAGCACCAAGCACAAGGGCCTACCAGAAAAGAAAAAGCCTGAAGACAAGAAGAAAGAAAAAGAAGTCGACGAATCCAGTACCACAGCAGGCAGCGTGGCTCCGTCAGCTGGCGGCAAGGGCAGCATGAGCTTTGGTAAAGGCATCTATGATTCCATGAATCGTGAGCTGGAGCAGATGATTTCTGAGTCAATGAATATCTCCATGAACATGACCAATGATACTCACGGTGGCCCTTCAAAGAGTCTTACTGTTACAGCCACAGACGAAGATGCAGTGTATCTCGGCAAGTTGCTGAAGATGTCGGGAATAGGCGGCGAGTCGGGCGGCTGCGGCTGCGGTTCTAGTCCATGCAGTTGTGGTAGCAACGCTGAAGTAGTCGACGAGAATTCTCCAGACTGGCCTACCAACACAGAAACATCTGATAATGCATTGCAATACGCAGGCGGCTTGAACAAGCCCAAGTCAACAGGACAGACCACAGTGCCAGTTATTGCTAGCCAAGACGACCGTCAAGACAGCTATGCCGCTGAAGAAGAAGATGCACTGCACCGCATGATGGAAATGGCCGGCGTCAAGAAAAAAGAAGTTGACGAAGAAAAAACTGAAGAAGGCAACAAGTTTACCGGCAACTTGGCCAAGGCCCGAGCTGACGGTAAAAAACAAGCTGACCTAGACGGCGACGGCGACATGGAAAAAGTTCGAGAAAGTATCTTTGACTTGACTAACCAGTGGAAAGCTTACAAAGGATAATATCATGAGTAAAATTCTTAAAGAATCTGTATTGACCACTGTGCCAATCATGAACCCGCATGCTCCTGCACCACAAACAGGTCGCCAGACGCCTGTGGAAATTCCCGGAGTGATGTATCAAACTCGTGAGCTGTTTCAACCAGTAGTTAGTGACCTTCCCAAGGATAACAAATAATGGCTACTCAAGTTGTTAACACCGCAGGCAATGTATTATGGACAACAGACAAAGTAGAATTTAATGCTGTCACTAATGATGTTACCTATCAAGTTTTTGCCACTGCACTAGGTACTGCTAATGCAGTGGGTAATTTATATGCCAATGTAGTCGGAGTTCCTGCTGGATCAACACACTACGCTTATGTTGGTGCAGGAAATTATCTTATCATAGTTGGAACTACATTTACTGCTGTTGCATCAGGCACAGCAAGTTCTGCACAATCTGGAGTGATTGGTTACGGGAGCGTCTAATGAGAGCAGTTGAGTTCATTGCCGAAGATGCAGTAGGCAAGATCAGCAAACGCAATCAAAATGCCACAGTGGGCTTGAACAAGTTTCGAGACCAACAATTTGCTGACCGCGTGTACGAACTCAACAGAATCATGATGGCTGTTGCTTCGACTGATGGCACATTTGTCCCCAACGTTGATGGTGAGTCATGGTCAGGGCGCAACAACGTGGCTGCACCATACACAAAAGAAGAACAACAAATGCTTAAAAAAGCCTATCAAGCAATAGGCAGTCATCACCAAGATCTAAACCACGGCGACCTACACTCACAAGAACATCCAGCAGTTAATACTAATAGTGTGGTCAACGCATTCAAAGGTTATCCTCGATGAGAGCACGTGACTTCATTGCGGAACAAAAAGAACTGCCGCAGGAGCAGGCTGCTCCTATGCGGCACACCTATGTGATTCCTGGCCTCAGTGCTGCCGATCCTTACAACAACTATAGATTTGGTGTGGCCATGGCTCGAGCCCGTAGCGATGCTGGCACAGATGGTATCAACGCCAAGTTTCCTGCCTGGGACTCAGAAACAGCATTTGGTGAACACGGGGTTGTTGCTGGTATGAACGCAGGCATTGCTCAAGTAATTGATATGGCATTAAAAATGACCAACACACCAGGCGGTAAAAAGCTAGTATCAACACCTGCTAGTACTGAACCCACTTTTGTGGACACACAAAGCCCAGTAAACGCATTCAAGGGATATCCACGATAATGGCAATACCAGATCCAACAGAAGTAGCACCCTGACTCTGGCAGTGGCCTACACAGCCAACAACGCTGACCTGCTTTGGAAAATGGGCTGGGAAGAACTCTCAAATTAAAATTATGAAAAAACTACTACTCTCTCTACTACTGATTCCATGCTTGGTCATGGCACAAAAAACACCAAAGGGTGCAACCTATGACGCACAAATTGTGCGCATCAACGACGGGGACACAGTTGTGATCTCTGCACCTTTTCTTCCTGCTCCGCTCAAACCTGAACTGGCTGTGAGAATCTTTGGTGTAGACACTCCAGAAAAAGGACATCGTGCTCAGTGCCCGCAAGAAAATGCTCGCGGTCTAGCAGCCACTGAATTTACCAAAAATGCAATAGCAGCCAGTCAAACGCGACAAGTTACGCTGTATGCCTGGGACAAATTTGGCGGCCGTGTGTTGGGCGACCTCATTCTAGATGGCAAGAGCCTACGTCAAGGCCTGATCGCCAATGGTTTTGCCCGTGAGTACTACGGCGAGGCTAAAACCAGCTGGTGCAACTAATATTAAACTAATCGCTACAGTAATTGATGCAAATATTTAATTTTAGCGATGGTAAATTCTATCTAGGTCATGGTGATTGGCCCGGCCAATCAGTCTTACCAGCCGACGCTATCATACTGCAAAGAACTCCCTTTACGAACGACATTCCTTGGGAATTGTTTTGGTCAGCATGTTGCCAACTACAAAAAGAAATCACAGCACCTGAATGGATCTTTATAGATGCTTGTTGGGACCCTTTTAGATTGTCAACAAACGCAATAACGCAAGCCCGACAGCATCTTAACGAAATTTTTCCTAGATCTAAAATTTGTGTACTCAGTGCCAAAGCACAGCATTACTACGATAATATTCCAGGCTGCGTGTATTTCCCAATGTTTTTAATGATGCCTTACCCTGATCTAAATTTTCGCCCTAGGTCAGGACGTATAGGTTGTTTGAATCGTAGAAATGCTGCACATAGAGTTTGGCTAATGCATCATTTGTTGGAGCAAAAGTTAATTGATCCCGACCGAGATGTCTACAGTGTAAGCTTTACTAATATTTTTACCAATAACTATCACGACATTGGAATTGACTGGTTCAAAGACGCACAACGACGTTGGCCTGCTCGAATAGCCACACACCCTGATAATTTCCCCAATGACTACAGCATTGATCATCCAGCATGGCACACCGGGATAGCAATCATAACTGAAACTGAACCAGGTGTAGATACAATTGTTTGTGAAAAAACTGCCAAAGGTATTCTGAGTAAAAGCTGTTTTAGCATTTACATGAGCGAAGCCGGCTATAAAGTTTTGGAAGATTTAGGATTTCAACCTAGATTTTTTCCAGATCATGCTGACGAATTCAGCAGTGGGCCCAATGGGTTCAATATTAACATTGAGCCTATCTTGAATATCTGCCGAACAATCACCACAGAATCTCAGGCCATGGAATATCGACAACAGCACATGGATAAAATAGAACATAACTTTAAATGGTTTGGTTTTAGACAAGGTGCTTTTCAAACTCGTCCATGGTGGCAGAACTACGAACCAAAGTTGCGCCAGGCCTTGGACAGCTTGTAAATACCACATGAATAATTTTTATTGTGCTGCTCCTTGGAGAGGGCTGCATATCAATCCTCGTGGCGATGTCAAAACTTGTTGTGCCGGCAACCCCAACATGCTGGGCAATCTCAACAACCACAGTATCGAAGAAATATTAAACAGCAAACTCATGACGGAAATCAGATCTAGCCTGGCACAAGGCCAGCCACATGAATATTGCTCAAATTGTGTACGTGCTGAACGATTTGGTGCTGACTCTGAACGCCAATGGCACAACAATGTAAATCCCAGCTTTGATTATGCCACAGCCGGTGATCAGTATCACTATCCTGTGATTGTGGATGTGCGTTGGAACACCACTTGCAATCTCAGCTGCAACTACTGTGGCGAAGCTTGCAGCTCTAAGTGGGCTGGAATCAAAAGCATACCATTCAAGTCTGGTGCTAGACCTTATTATGATAGTGTATGTGACTTCATTGAACAGCACTACGAACACATACACGAAGTAGCACTTGTGGGTGGTGAGCCTTTATTGCTGCCAGAAAACAATAGACTGTTAGATGTCATACCCAAAGATGCTATTGTTACACTGATCACAAACTTAAACGTAGATTTAGATTCGAACAAGATATTTCAAAAGTTATCAACCCGCAATAAAGTAGGGTGGTCAATGAGCTTTGACAACACTGGTGACCGAGTAGAATATGTGCGACACGGTGCTAGCTGGGCGTTGATCAAAGAAAATCTTAACAAAATCAAACATCTAATGACCACACAGGGACAGTGGGGCGGCATACATGCTGTGTACAACATTTATAATGCCACACGCATTTGCGAGTTAAGACAGTTTGCTGAAGATACCAAAACCACAGTACTGTGGCAAAACTTGTTTCAGCCCGAATACCTTGATCCGTTCTTGCATGGTGCAGGTGTTGCAAAGGAAGCTATAGCAGAGATCGAACGCTTCTATGCTATGAATATTGCAACACCTGCTGAACGCCAGTTCTTTGACAATGCATTGGCCACTTATCGCAATAGATTGAGTGTGGACAAAATTAGCAAAATTGACACAGACTTCTGGCGACACATACATGATAATGAAACAAAATATCATCCAGACAAAGCTGGTGAATTTCAACGCTTGTGGCCTGAACTGGCATTCCTATGCAAATAACACCCGTTGATCAAGAACAAAATTTATTTAGAATCACAAATGTGTTTCCGCAGCACATAGTTGATCTAGTAAATCAAACGGACTGGATCGACTTGGATTGGACTCGCCAAGAAGGGCAAGAAAACTGGCAACGACGCCGAATTAACCACTCTGCTATTCCATGGATAGACCAATGGCACAATCATTTTCGCAGCATATGGCCTGACATTGAGTGTGAACTAGGTGTGCCTATACATGGATACACCGACACAGCGTTTTGGATTGACGAACCAGGATTTACTTGTGCCATACACACTGACGGCGAAATGCCGGGCAGTCTGCATCTGATTTGGCACGGCCCGGGCACTAGTTTTTACTGGTATAAAAACCCTGATGCCTTGCGATACCAGTTGCCGCCGACTCCCAATGCTGGATACATTATGATTAATCAACCCAACAGCGCAGGGTATCGTCGACTGTTATGGCATGCTATGCTGGACACTGTGCCGCCAGATTCTTTTAGATTAACTACCTACACATGGGTGATGCCACGATGATTGCATCACAAAATGTTAAACTATATCAAATGAATATAAAACCAGGTTTGGGTTGTGGTTTCTGTAATCAAACGCTAGATTGGTGGCCTTCAGATAGTGAAGAAAGTTTTCACAAGATGATGCAGGATCCTGCTCACAGAGAATACTTTCACAAGTATGGATGGGATCAGCTTGGCGGAATAACTTATCAATTCAATAGCCTGGGATTTCGAGGACAAGAACCTGACTGGTCAAAGCCCAGTTTGTTTACTTTTGGATGCAGTTTTACCATGGGCATTGGGTTAAAGCAGGAACAAACCTGGCCCTGGCTGGTAGGAAAGGCACTAGGTCTGCAAGTGGTTAATTTTTCCATGGGTGGGAAAAGCTCCGACTGGTGCTTTAGAATGGCGCAATATTGGGTACGAAAAAACAGGCCAATATTGTCAGTAATGCTGGCACCGCCGCACGAAAGACTAGAGATTGTAACTGATGATCAAGGCAACGGACGTGAGTATACATCTCATGAGCCAGTAACAGACCAATTTTTAAAAACTTGGTTCACATACTCAGATAATCAACAATTAAATAATGTGAAAAATAGATTGGCATTTGTTGCACTGGGAAGACAGTTCCATGTACCCATGCTAGCATATGATGCATTTGAATGGTTTGGCAAATCTCGTGAAGAAGTGGGATATGCCAGAGACTATATGCATGCTGGACCACAAGGCCATGAAGTATTGGCCACAAGGATAATAAATGATTGGAATGAAATCAAACACACTTGATACTGTGCTGGTCAAAGCACCGCACCGTAAACAAGTATACACAGAACAAGAGCTTGACGAGTTCTTGAAATGTGCTGACCCTGTGGGCGGACCCATATACTTTATGGACAACTTCTTCTACATTCAGCATCCAGTGCGTGGTAAGATGGTGTACCATCCGTTTGAGTACCAACGCAGGCTGATTGAAAACTACCACACCAATCGTTTTTCAATCAGTCTCATGCCTCGACAAACTGGCAAGTCAACATCAGCAGCAGGATATCTCTTGTGGTATGCCATGTTTGTACCTGACTCTACTATTCTAATTGCTGCACACAAATACTTGGGTGCACAAGAAATCATGCAGCGTATTCGCTATGCTTATGAATTGTGTCCTAACCATATTCGTGCAGGTGCCACCAGTTACAACAAAGGCTCTATAGAATTTGAAAACGGCAGTCGTATTGTTAGCCAGACCACAACTGAAAACACTGGCCGGGGTATGAGTATTACACTGTTATACTTAGACGAATTTGCGTTTGTTCGTCCCAGCATTGCATCTGAGTTCTGGACGTCAATTACTCCCACGCTGTCAACTGGTGGTAAAGCTATTATTACGTCAACCCCAAACTCCGATGAAGATCAGTTTGCGTTGATTTGGAAAGGTGCCAACAAAGTTGAGGACGAGTACGGCAATCCCAGACTCAATGGCTTGGGGGTCAATGGCTTCAAGGCATTTCGTGCATATTGGCGTGAGCACCCTGATAGGAATGATACCTGGGCAGCAGAACAACGGGCGCAGCTGGGAGAAGAACGTTTCCGTCGAGAAATGGATTGTGATTTTGTTATAAATGATGAGACTCTAATCAGTCCTATCAAGTTGCTGGATTTGGAAGGCAAGGAGCCCATACGTAAATCAGGACAAGTTCGTTGGTATCGGAATCCTGTGCCTGACCGCAAATACATTGTGGCATTGGATCCTAGCTTGGGTACCGGAGGTGATCCAGCTGCTATACAAGTATTTGAAGCAGAAACCACAGAACAAATAGCCGAGTGGCGTCACAACAAAACAGATGTACCTACCCAGGTACGAATTATGGTAGACATTATTCGAGAACTTCATGCTATAGTAAAACAAGAAAAGAACGTTTACTACAGTGTAGAAAACAACACCTTAGGGGAAGCTGCACTGATCAGTATCAATGAGTACGGGGAACAAAACATTCCGGGGTATTTTCTAAGTGATACCACAGTTACTCCTGGTAGTGGTCGACGCTGGCGCAAAGGGTTTAACACCACTAACAAAAGCAAACTCACGGCCTGTAATAAACTCAAAATTCTAGTAGAATCTGACAGAATGCGTGTGCACAGTCGGGGGCTAATCAGTGAGTTCAAATCTTTCGTTGCTACAGGTTCTAGCTATGCTGCCAAACCAGGAGAAACTGACGATTTGGTCATGGCAACACTTTTAGCAGTGCGTATGTTGATGATGTTGCAAACTTATCATCAAGATTTAGATGTCCACATGCGTGATCACACGGACAATTACGTAGAACCAATGCCGTTCATCAGCTTACTTCGATAAATAACAAACTATGGCAAAAGAAACCCGAGCACAAGATTTAAGCGACTTTTTAGCGGTCAAAAATTACGACGTAAAATATACCGATGAGCGCGGTGCAGATTCTGCACCCGGAGAAGCCAAAGTATTTGCTTTTGATTGGGTCGCCCCAAATACAAGAAAAAACTACGGTACTGCTGTGATTGTTCTGAGCGACGAGGATGATCTACAACTTTTCTTTGGAGACAACCTTGGCAAAAGCATGGAGGATCCTAGAGACAAAGAAGCATGGTTTGGCTTTATGAAGCAACTCAAAGATTTTGCTACCCGACACAACATTGGTACATTTAGTCCATTGGATATTAACCAACTAAAACATACTTTGTCTGGCATTGCTGCTATCAAAGAAGGCTTGTTTGAAGGATACTATGGCAATCGTCGCACAAGCTACATGGGTGAACAAACTCAAGCGCGATTGGTAATCAAGCACAACCGTATGTTAGGCGAAAATGACAAACGTTATCGCTATGTAGAAAGTTTGTTTATTGAAACTGCTGAAGGCGAATGCTTCAAACTGCCGTTTACTAAACTGGTTGCCGGCAGGGCCATGCTGGAACATGTGCGTCAGGGCGGTAATACTTACGATATCCGGGGTCAGCACATCAAAGAAATGGTGCAAGAGATGAATGTGCTGAGCCGTTTTAACCGGGCTAGCCACTCTAAAATTTTTGAAGGTAGTACTGCTGAATTAGTAGAATCAGCTCGTGGTTACTATCAACAACTGCAAGAAAATCTAAAACACTTGGCTACTCGCCGTGGTTACAGTGACTATTTTGAATCTTGGACCCCTGCTGATATAAATTCAGAAACACAGCTGGTAGAAGATATTAAACAAATGTTCATAGAACAAACCATTGATGCTAGAATAGAGGCTGCTGTGCCAATACTGGCTCGACTACAACAAGGTGCTAAAATGAAAGAAATACAAGTATTTGAAAACTGGATCAACAAGCTAACTGAAGGAACATGGGCACTGCCGGACACACCTGAAGCACAAGCTACATTAAACAATCTTATGAGTAGTGAACTCATTGTTGGCCCTGATGCTACCAATGCCACAGAGCAGCTTTACGATGTTGTAGGCGATGATCAATTGTTTGATATATTGCATGACCTTGCTGTAAACGATCCAAGAGCTAATGTTTGGGATGACACTGATGTTCAACGTCGATTAGCTGAACTAGGAATTCAAACTCCTGGCAGCACTGCCGCTGAACCAGCCAATGTAGCACAGGACACAGCACCAAAGACAGTGGCAGAAGGCCGAATTCTTGATGAGTCGGGTGAAACACTGGACCATATTTTGAGTAGATTCAAAAATGAAGTCAAGCGATTTGAAACTGGCGATGACTTGGACAATGATTTATACTATGCACTGTTTGACTATTACTCAGACGCTGGCGAAATACCTTATGGTATTGCCAAAGGTCGGGACGGTGACCCGTATGAGTGGATCACTGACAAATTAGATCAAGAATTAGGCACCGGTAATTATGCTCCACGATTGCCTGAAGCTGATAACATGGCCACGTTTATTGAAGGCATGCCGGCTAATCCAGGGCAAGAAAACAGCGCAGTTGCACGAGCTGTTACAAATAGAATTTTGATGCAGCGTACAGATCTGTTGGCCAAGCACGGTCCAGAAAAAGTAATGAGTGCTATTGACGAAGTTGCTGACTTTGTGGGCGATGTAGACGAGATTGGAAGTAGTGATGTTTCAGGTTGGGTTCGACAGGTAGAGCAAATGCTGGGCAACATGAAACAAGGCATGGCGGAAGGCATGGGAGCAAACAAAACACATTTAGCAATGGCATATTTGATGACAGTTGTTATGGCTCCTGTGGGAACACCAGAGAAAAGAAGAATACTAAATTGGCAACAGGTGCTAGCAGACAAATTCGATATTGAAATGAATACCGCTACTCTTGCTCAAATGCTACCACAACTTGACAGTCAGTTACAGTCAGGCAATCTTGATAAATTACAAAACCGAATGGCTAGTCGTGGCGAACTTGAAATAGGCGAGAGCGAGCAAGGTGTGGCGGAGGTTAGTGATGCTACGCTAACCAGTTATCTAACAAAATTAGATAAAGATAACCTTAAGCACAGAATGGATCCCACAAAACGCAGTGACGCAAAACGCATGAAAAGTGGTCCTAATTTTGTTAAAGCGTTTACCAAATTGGATAATAGAAAGCAAGGTGTGGCGGAGGCTGATGATCCGATCAACTACAATGCAGCCATAACCGGCAGCTACCACGAATCTCAAGACCCATTAGAGAGATTGAAATCGCTGGCCTTGAAAAAATAAGCGAAGAGCTGAGTTTCTGGACTTGGCATCATGATCCAGCAACAAAATCCATATGGTTGAAAGACCATTTTGGCCATTTTCCAACGAATTTTAAAAATCAAATATTAAATCTGATTCCTCCAGGGTACACAGTTTACTCTGAGTATTTTTTCCCCGACGAAGTGAAAATAGCATACCCAGAATTTGAGTTTCGATTTAGTGCGTGGTTATACAATTATGGCAATCATACCTACAACATGTCAGAGCTTGCAGCGCAAACTCAGAAACCAGAGCTTAATTTTAAAAATTTCTTGTGTTGTTTCAACAGATCTAAAAACGGTAGTAGATACGCATTGTTAGCGCGATTACATGAACTTGGCTGGTACAATGAGAAATGTTGCACCAAACACTTTTCAATAGATTTTAATCAAATCAAAGATTCTGTCAAGAATCCGGATGCTATAGATCCAACATTTTTAAAGTCTGTAAACATCTTTGATTTTGTGTGTCCATTGGACCATGACAAAAATTTTGCTGTGTTGTCTCCAATAATACAAGATTGTTTTTTGAACCTAGTATCAGAAACTATATCGTTAGACACCCTGGTACCGTTCCCCACAGAAAAATTTTTGTATGCTATAGCCAATCGACGATTATGGGTAGCAGTGGCACCGCCCAATTATCATAAAATGATAAATCAAACTTTTGGGTTTGAGCTATATTCATGTTTTAATTACAACTTTGACAGTGTTTGGGATTCTCGATCTCGGCTAGAAACATTGTTAGCAATGCTAGATCGTTTTTCGCATATGACTACAGAGCAATGGCAAGAGGTGTACGAGACACAACACCAGCAGATAGAATACAATTACCGCCACCTGGCTAGTTTTGGATTTTTTGATCAGCTTGGCATCAAAGATCAGGCACCCTGGCCACATACGGCACCCATTGGCTTAGTCAACGACACTGCTGCTAAAGCTTGGCAACGATTTGTAAGTCAAAAACAAAAAAATTAAGTTTTGCCTAACGCTGCTAAATAACATTGACAGCAAGCAAACATTAGCTTATACTACATAGTGTTTGCAAGTGCTTGCGAGTCACAGGCAACTAAAAATCTAATTCGTTAGATAGGCAACACACATAGGCAACTTAACAAGGAGAAATTACTATGGCATCTTTATCAGAAATTCGAGCACGTCTACAGGCAGCTGAACAAAAACAAGGTGGGCAATCCACCGGTGGAGACAACTCCATTTACCCACACTGGAACATGGAAGAAGGCCAAAGCGCCACAATTCGATTCCTACCAGATGGTAACTCTAAAAACACTTTTTTCTGGGCCGAACGTGCAATGATTCGATTGCCTTTCAACGGCATCAAAGGAGATATGGAAAGCAAGCAGGTCATGGTCCAAGTACCTTGCGTAGAAATGTGGGGCGATGCTTGTCCAATCCTAGCAGAAGTTCGTACTTGGTTCAAGGACAAGAGTCTTGAAGACATGGGTCGCAAGTACTGGAAAAAGCGCAGCTACATCTTCCAAGGGTTTGTTCGTGAAAACCCCTTGAGTGATGACAAGACTCCAGAAAATCCGATTCGCAGATTCATTATTGGCCCTCAGATCTTTACCACTATCAAAGGTGCGCTAATGGATCCTGAACTGGAAGAATTGCCAACAGACTACCTGCGTGGTTTGGACTTCCGTGTTAGCAAGACCAGCAAAGGCGGTTTTGCTGACTACAACACTTCAAAGTGGGCACGTAAAGAAAGCCCGCTCACAGAAGCTGAACAAGCAGCAATTGAAAAACACAGCTTGTATGATTTGAGCAGCTTTTTACCTAAGAAGCCCGGCGAAGTCGAACTGCGTGTGATCAAAGAAATGTTCGAAGCAAGTGTAGACGGACAACCTTACGACACTGAGCGTTGGGGTCAATATTTCCGTCCTGCTGGTATTCAAGCACCTGCTGGCGCCAAGGAAGCTGAACATGCAGTAGATGGCCCCGGCAATGCTCAACCTGTAAGCAAGACAGTTGCTAAACCTGCTGTGATCGACGAGGATCCTCCGTTTGATGCGGATGACGTACCGGCAGCATCCGCACCTGTGCAGACTGCCAAGCCATCTGGTAATGCCCAAGACATCTTGGCAATGATCCGAGCCCGACAAACCAAGTAAATGTTAGGAATTCTGGACACAGAATTGTTTCCAGACAATTGTGAAGTGGTAGAAATGCCACTTCACAATCAATGGGTTTACCTCATTTACAAAAACGGAAACAGTAGTTTAAAAAGAGAAGCAAAGCATCATGGATATGCTTTGCTTCGCAATGAGCAAATTCAGCAATTAGAATTTGTTGATGTTTACATAAGAAATCCTCGTGCTAGATATGTCAGCGGGGTCAACACTTATCTACAGCACATCACCAAAGACTATCCTGAACTAGATTACAACACAGCGTTTTGGTTTGCCAAACGCTATCAGTTTCTCAACAGACACTATCTTCCGCAGTTTTATTGGATTCAAAATCTCAGCAGATTTTTACGACCTGATGCTGAATTACGATTTAGAAATTTTTCAACGTTTGGCTCTATTACATCTATTAGAGATCGAGCCAAAGTTGTTCCGCCAACTCAAGCGTTTGTACAACAATTATTAGACAACAACAAGGATGCAGAATTTTTGTGGCATGTAGATCAAATACTGTTAAACCTTGCTGGTCAGTCCATGACATGGTCTGCGCTGGTAGAGTATTTTCGAACAAATTTTCCTGATATTGCAGCCCATGTATTGCCCACGGCTTGATCACTTTGTTAGATTGAATCCCAGCGGTAAACTCAGTCGCTGCGGTCACATGACCAACAATCCAGAGTTTGATTCTATTGACAGTATGGACAACAGTGAATGGTTGGCACAAATAAAACAACAATTTTCACAAGACCAATGGCCACAAGAATGTATCAGATGCCAACAAACTGAGCAACTGAATCAAACCAGCATACGATTAAATTCTATTGCGTTTCACAAGAATCAAAGCCAGCTGGACTATCTCACAGTGGGCGGGGTACTAGACAACGTTTGCAACAGCGCCTGCCAAACCTGCAATGAAACATTGAGTACAAAGATAGGAAGCTTGCATCAGCGAGATTATATCAAAATCAACAATGCTGACCAATTTTGGAACTTGCCATTGAACAGAGTGGTGCATCTTGACGTCAATGGTGGCGAACCCAGTGCTAGTAAAAATTATCGACACTTGTTGGCTAACTTACCGGACACAGTTTGCAGTATTAGAATCAACACCAATTGCAGCACTGTGATCACTGAACTTGACCAATTGTTAGAAAAAGGTGTCAATGTCACCATCACAGCAAGCCTTGACGGCATTGGTCGAATACATGACTATGTTCGCTGGCCTATAAAATTCAACGAGTTTGAACAGAATTTGTTGAAGTACCAATCCATGGGTGTGGACCTTAATACCTGGACCACTGTGAGTGCGTTGAATATTGGCGATCTCAAAAATATTTTTCAGTATGTAGAACACCATAAACTAAAACACAGCTGGGCACTGCTAGAACGCCCTAATGTGTTGAGTGTAAAATACAGCAACCATCTAACAAGAACGGCAGATGTGCCCAATTTGTTGAAATCAATTGTGGCCACTGAACAGGACAACACAGTTGAACTACAGATGTTTACTGCACAGCAAGATAAGCTAAGGAACATTCGCTTGTGGGATTATTTTAAATGAAAATTGCAATCACCGGACACACCGCAGGCATAGGCCAAGCACTGGCACGATTGTATACCAATCAAGGCCATGACATTGTGGGATTAAGCAAGCGAGAAGGATGGAACATAAGAAATGTTCTAAAAATCTGTGATCAAATTGAACCTTGTGATGTTTTTGTGAACAATGCGCAAGCAGGTTATGCACAGACCGAACTGTTGTTTGAAATGGCCCAACGTTGGCAAGGAACTCGCAAACACATTGTGGTAATTTCTACCATGATGACACAGAGTCCAGTCAGTGTTCTACCAGGACTTGACATGGACCAGTATCGAGTACAGAAGGTTGCGTTAGAAGAAGCTGTGCAACAAATAAGAAATCGGCAGTTGGGAATCAAACTAACAATTGTGAGACCAGGCAACATTGCCACAAGCCCTGACAAAACAGTTCCGCCGGCTGCCAACGTTGATGTTTGGGCTGCAACTCTGCATGAAATTTTTGATCTAGCAGCCAAAAATAATTTGCGCATACCTGATATAAGTTTGGGACCATGATCACAGCTAAACAAGTACTGACCAACAAATGTTTTTGTCCCATGCCGTGGGCGGGACTGATGTACAACTTTGACGGTACAGTAAAGAATTGTATTCGCAGCGCCGGCCCTATTGGCAATGTTAAAAACAACAGTATAGAAGAAATTTTGCATGGTGCTGTTAATGCTGACACGCAACAAAGTATGTTGCAAGACCAGCCAGGATCTAATTGTTATCCTTGTTACGAGTTAG